AGGCCACCCATACCGGATTGCACACGGAGAACGTTGTAGTTCGTCGCGAACAAGTGCATCGTCGTGGAAGAGGACGCCGAAGCCTTGAGCTTGATAGACACTTGCGCGTTATCAATGCGCGAGAAGTTGCACGTACCGGACGGTTGGTGTTCTTCCGGGCGGAGGGCGAACGAGTACGAGTACACACCCGGCATCGGGGAGCCAGAGTGGTAGGTGTACGGTTGCACTTGGTTGAAGTACTTACCACCTTGGGCCTTCATGCGGTCTTGGCCGTTGAGGATGAGCTTGAACTCTTCAAGCGGACCGACGGAGCGCGTCGCGGAGACGGCGCCATCTTCAGAGACCGTGCAGTTGGTGTATTCGCTGCCAATGGCGAGGAGCGGGGCACCAGTGCCGTAGGAGACCGGAACGAACACGTTGGAGTTCGCGCCTTGAGCAGCCAAGAGCGGGTCGGATTCGAGGACAACACCATCTTCCAACAAGTTGGAGGTGAAGTTCCACATGGACGCGTTGGAGACGGAGCCGTTGTTGAAACCGAAAATGAGTTCCTTCACCGGGTGGTTGAAGGAGAGGCGAACTTGCTTCGTGTTGCCAGCCTCAACGGTGTCGGTGCCAGTGTGTTGGACTTGTTCGATGAGGTATTCGTGGCTCTTTTGCGCGAAGCGGCGGCGTTCCTCGGTGTCAAGGAAGTGGTAGTTGGCCCAGCACTTGAAAGTGGAGCCATCGGTGTAGTGGGAGAACTCGGAGCTGAGGTCCACGTCGACGCGCGCTTCGTGGTATTGCAACGCGATCAACGGAAGCGACAAGCCCGGGTGGCGGTTGAACCAGAAGATGAGCGGCAAGTAGATGGCACCGTTTTGTGTGTTGGACGTCATCTTCGCGTAGTCAGCCTTCTTGGCTTCGGTGTGGTAGAGGTTGTCATACAAACGCCACCACTTTTGGAATTGGCGGTCAATGCGTTGGCCACCGATGGAGATTTCGATGTCCTTGACGGCACGTTCCGCGGCGAAGATGGCAGAAGCACCCTTGGTGGAGGAGCTGAGGCCGGACTTCGCCTTCATTTCGAGGTACATCTCCTGGACCAAATCACCGTTGCGGGCGATCGTGATCGAGACGCGACCGTTGTCAGCGGCGGTACCGTTGACGGTTTGTTCGATAACTTCGGAAGCGAAGTTGGAATAACGCTTGTAGACCGCTTGGAAGAAGGTAACCTTCGGGTTAGCGGTCAAGTAAAGATCTTGCGAACCGTATGCGACGAGCTGCATAAGACCACCGGCCATTGTGAGAGTTGTTTGTACTATACGCTGAGAAAATAATTTTGTCCTGATGATGCGGTAAAAGTCGCACCATCTTTTCTCACTTTACAGCATAATCATGACCGAACAGCCGACGCAAACCCTCGAAGAAGGTGAAATCCCTGTTGAGGAGGAGTATTCCACCGAGGAAGAGATTACGATTGATGACGAGGATGACATTGTCTTTGACGAGGACGACGACGACGACTTAATGGGTGATGGCCTGAACGCGACTGAAGAACTCCTCTCCGCGGTCCTCGCGACCCCAGACGGTGACACGGTGTGCAGTGCCCTGGTACACATTGGTGCCCAGCTTGAAATGCAAAACAAAATTCTTATTAAAATTTTGAGCAAACTCACTTAAAAATTCTCCGCATTATTTATTCAAATGACAACCCATTACATAGAAAGGGAACCCGACACTCATGCGTCTGAGATGGAACAACTGAGAAATCAGGTGTTGACGCTGTCGAGTGAACAAATCCTCCGCATCCTTGGGCTGATGGAAGAAAACTGGTACCTCGTATCGTCACAGAACGACATTCACAAGTGCGTTCGTTTGGGATACGATCAATTTTTCGATCCGTCCGAAAGAGAGGGGGGGTTTCCTAAAAGTGTTGATATTAAAGCGATTGATGGTAAAAGGGAGAGGGAACTACGTGTCCTGAAAAACATTGGTTCGCGCGTAAAGGCTTTAGATATGACAGATTATGTGGAAAATGAAGACCTAAATCTTACCACAGCAGAAAGGGTGTGTCGCCTTATTAAACAAGTGTCCGAGGCGTTTAAAAATGTTAGGCTTCATATGAACACTTTACAGAGAATTAACAACCCCCGTCAAGCTCCCGATAAAATGAATGCCGACCCTGAATATTTTGACGCCACCCCGATGGATGAGACTCGCCTGGGGGAGATGACCCCATTTCAAAGAGCTATCGTGGCCTGTCTCGATGAAACCTATAAAAAGCAGATGCGTCGGTATAAAGGGGAGTGCTATGTACAAAGAATTTCTGAAGGGTCGTACACGAGGTCGTGGAAAAAGGTGTGTACTATTCCTGAGTTTGTGTATGAACTCGCGGAAAAGGAGGTGAACTTTGATGTGTGGAAAGACCTCACCTCTCGTGGGAACACGGCGAGGGAAGTCATCAATCATCTCTCAAATTGCATCGACAGTCAGTTCCCAGAGATTAACAAAGACCGTCACGTCTGGAGTTTTAAGAATGGTGTGTTCATTGGGAAAGAGTGGCAACCAAAGGAGGGTAGATACACGTGTCGTTTCTACCCCTATGAGTCCAAAGAGTTCAAGTGTTTGGACCCAACCCTGGTGTCGTGTAAATTCTTTGACCAGTTTTTTGACGATTACAGCTACGTCGATGATTGGTGGGACATTCCAACGCCGCACATGCAATGTGTCCTGGATTACCAGAAGTTTGATGAAGACGTCGCTCGTTGGGCATACGTGATGGGTGGTCGTCTGTGTTTTGACGTGGGTGAGTTAGATGGTTGGCAGATTATCCCATTTTTCAAGGGTATCGCGCGTTCTGGGAAATCAACAATAATTACGAAAATCTTTCGTAAATTTTACGAAAGTAATGACGTACGAACACTTTCAAATAATATTGAAAAGAAGTTTGGCCTCTCATCCATCTACGATGCTTTTATGTTTATTGCACCAGAAGTGAAAGGGGACCTCTCCCTGGAACAGGCGGAGTTCCAGTCTCTCGTGTCTGGGGAAGATGTATCTATCGCAGTGAAGCATCAGAACGCGGTGAGCACGCAATGGACCACACCAGGATGTCTCGGTGGGAACGAGGTCCCGTCGTGGAAGGACAATTCCGGGTCCGTTCTTCGTCGCATTTTACCGTGGAACTTTAAAAAACAAGTGCAAGATGCGGACCCACACTTGGACCAAAAACTTGAGACGGAGTTGCCAGCCATATTATTGAAGTGTATCAGAGCCTATCTCGACTACGCGAGTCGGTATTCTGACAAGGATATTTGGAATGTCGTCCCTGAATACTTCAAATCTGTTCAGAAGGAAGTCGCCAAGATGACGTCAACGATTCACCATTTCCTGGAAGATAGTAGCGTGGAGTTTGGCAAAGACTTGTACATCCCTCAAAGCGCATTCCTGGCTGCTTTCAATCAGCATTGCGCCATGAACAACTTGGGAAAACCCAGATTCAACGAAGACAGTTACGCGGGTGCGTTCTCTCAGCGAGACATCACGGTGTCTACGGAGTCACTCACCTACCGAGGTCGTATGTACAACAACCAAAAATTTATTCGCGGATTAGATGTCATTCAGGAAGATGCAACATTTGAATAAAATATCTCACATTATACTAATGAATACCCCCCCGCGTCAACTCAGAGAATTCATAACCAATGCGGGTGTAGACATACAAACTCCAAATTTTCAATACAATAGCAACAACCTGTTAAACATCGTGACTCCCCGAATCACACCCACACCCCTTCAATACACAAATTTCATCGCAGAAGTCCCCATGAAACGACCTGCGAATGTCCTGCGTTTTGTAAGAAATACAAAACCGAGACGCGTTGAAGGTGCAAAATACTATGTTCAAGAAATTACGGGAATTTATGGAAGAATGCAAATGGGTGTCAAGCACACGGAGAAATATGGATTTCAAGTGGAGCAAAGCTTGCGCATGAACACATTGAATAAACTCCCATGGCTTGCCATTGAATTTAAAGTTGTAATTGATAACAAGCATCAAGTCCTCGTGCGCGCGTTTGAAAACAAAATGATGCTCCAAGGAAGCACCAGTGGTGACCCACTTGAAATTGCCAAATACATTGCGGAGAAATATTTTAATACCGCCACAGTAAACATTATAAACTATAAGAAGCTTGATGGGCGTTTTAGATTTAATGGAACATTCGATACACGCGAGCTGTCTATACGACTCGCGAGCATGGGTGTGAGACATTCATACGAACCAGAGTTTTTTCCATCAGAAATCAAAGAAATCAGATACGAAGACGTGGTCATAGAAGCCATCGTGAACACGGGTTATGTGCGTTTGCATAACGCCAAGTCCAAACGAGACATGGAACGCATGTATGACGTGGCGGTGCGATTTTTGAAACTTTTA